TCGGTCCGTTCGAGATCTCCCGCGCGCCGTGGTTCATCGATCCGCTGCTCGGTGGCAAGATCACATACGGCTACGGCCGTCGGGATGCTGCGCAAGACCCGGCATTCGAGACCAACCCCGACACGTCCTCAACGCTCGATTACCGGACGGCCGGCGCGGTGCCGATGAATGCCACGGCCATGACGATCCAGCGCAATCGCGGCGGATGGCTTGCGCCCGGCATGATGTTTTCGATCGGCGATCGTCTGCACATCATCACGGCGCTAACCTCTGCCGATCCGGTTGATCCCGCGACGGGGCTTCCTGTCGCCGGTCAGATCGGCATCCAGTTCCGCCCCTGGCTGCGTGCCGACTATCCCGCGAACACGCCGATTGAGTTCGGGCGGCCCCTCGCGACGATGCGGCTCGCCTCCGACGACACGGGCGCGATGGAGCTTCAGCTCTCGCGCTTCGGCACGGTGACAGTCGATTTCGACGAGGCGTTCTAGGCGCTCCTCTCTCCGCGACCCCAGAGACCAGAAAAGGACGACCGATGGCGCTCCCCAAGGTGTCGCCCGGCTTGCTGCCGGCTGAAAACTATCGCCGCTTCAACTTCGCGTTCGACAACATCGACTCCGCGAGGACGACGATCGATGTTCTGGTCACACAGCTTGCGCAGGTTGCCGCCAACCTCGTCGGCGAGGCCAACACCCGCGCAAGCACGGATGCCAACATCACGAGCACCGTCGCGGACCTGACCCGGCGCCTCGTCGAGGAAGCGGGCAACAGATCGAAGACCGACAGCGATCTGGTGAAGACGGCCCAGGATCTCGCCGCCCGGATCAGCAGCGAGACGGCCGCCCGCATCGCGGGGGATGCCGACACGCCCGCGCTGAAGGCGTCCCTTGCGGCCATCAAGGCGATCACCGACGAGATCACGAGCACAGTCATCTCCGGCCGCCCAGGCGAGGCGCCTGGCCGCTTCACGATCGTTTCGGACCTGCTGCAGCTCGGCGGGCGCCGGGATCTCCTGCCTGCAATTTCGACGGCGGCCCTGGCAGACAGCGACAACGGCCCGGTGGTGCGTGTGCGCGGCGCTGCGATCGTCGCGGCCCGCAACGCCTTCGCGCTCGAACTCGGTCGCCTCTACCGGGTCCGCTGCGTGGTCCAGCGGCGCACGAATTCGCCCGACCCGTTCAACGACGCCGTGGTGCTCGCCGTGGTCTATCTCGACCAGTCGCTTCGGGTGCTTCAGCCGCACGCGGCGCTGCAGACCATCACCCTCACCACGGCTGCGGGCCGGCAGGAGCGCGAGGCGCTTCTCTCGCGGACGGTGGGGCAGGGCGGCGCTGTGATCGCCCCGCCCGCCGCCCGCTTCGCCGTGCCCGTCGTCATCTTCTACGGCGCGGGGCACGTCAGCGATGTCGAGGCGCTGTCCCATGACGATGTGACGGGCGCGTTCCTCCTCCCGCCGCCGGCGGCCGACCTTGAAGCGCGCGTCTCCGCCATCGAGAGCGGCGATTTCGGCGGGCGCGTCGAGATCCTGGAGCAGGAGGCCAGTACCCCCGCGAAGGTCACCTTCAAGACCAAGGGCGACGCCGTGGCCGGCTCGATCCCGGCTGTCGTTCAGGTCGTGGAACTGCTCGGCCGCGATCAGGCCGGCGACGGCGGCGCAGGGCGCTACGTCCGCACTTCCGGCGCGCCTGGGCCCGATGCCGACAGCTTCACCTCCGGCGGCGCGGTGTTCGTGCGCGAGACCACCGCGGCCGACATCGCCAGCGCCTTCATGGCGGCGGGCTATGCCGCGCTCCTGGCCGGGCCGACGGCCTTCGGCATCTTCCTATCCGATCTCGATCGCTGGCGCGGCCGGTCGGCGCTGAGCCCCAAGGATTTCGGCGCCGTCAGCCACGAGCGCGGCGACATCATCTGCACGGCGGAGATCCGGGAGATGATCGCCGAGGCGCAGGCATCGGGCCGGGCTATCCATTGGGATGGCATTTACGGGATCGACGACACGATCACGATCCCGGCCAAGATCCCCCAGACGGCCGCGGCGGACGCGGTCATCGTCTCGAAGGGCGCGGTCAACGGCATCGTGCTCGCCCCCGGCAACGCTCAGGGCAAGATTGAGCTGCCGATCCTACAGAACTTCCCTGGGATTGCGCTGACGGTGCGCAGTAACCTCGCCCGGGTGAAGGTCGAGCAGATCCTCGGCTGCGGCACCTGCGTCCAGTTCCTTGCGTCCGAGGGCAACGCGGTGCTCGACAGCATCGTCGATCTCAACGCCGCCTCCGTATGCGGCACGGTGGTGTCCTTCAAGGGCGACGATCCGGCCCGCGTCATCCAGGGCTGCGGGGTCAACTACAACTTCATCACCCACACGGCGAACCCGGTGAAGTTCGAGGGTGCCAACTGCTTCAACGACGGGCTCTTCCTGCGGGGCGAAGCCATCGACATGACACCGGAGTACCCGAATGGCGTCGTCTTGCAGAACGACCTTTCGGTCGCCGTGCCACGCTTCACATTGGAAGTGCGGTCGTGGTTCGGAGGCGAGGGGCTGGCGGCCGGCGCCAAGTTCGCGACCGGAGTTTGGGAAAACGGACTGATCGACCTTTGTGATGCGAACGGGGTGCGGCTTTCGAACCTCGGGCCAAACGTCCTGCGCGGCACTCGCATCAGGACGCGAGGCATCAACGCGGTGCCATACACAATCTCGCAGACGGCCGGCCTCGCCAACTTCAACGGTGGCACGGAGTTGATGGGGACGCACGTCACCCTGCGCGGGACGATGAACGCCGATCTTCAGCCTAACGCCGTGACAGATTTCTACTTCTATAGCGTGTGGTCGCAGGACTTTAATTATCGCGGCATGTGGCATGGGACGTTGCTCGACGCGCCCGTTGGCCTCGTCTTGCAGACCATTTCGGACGACAGCCCCGCCGAACTCGGTCGGACGCGCATTCGCGTCATCAATCTGGGGCCGAACGCGATCTCGCTGAACGCGACTTTCGCCGTCATCGCGACGCGCGCGTTCTGACGCGCCAACCCGCTCGCCGCGCCACCCGGCCCGAGCCCGACACGACCCCTTCATCTCGGAGAACACCACCATGACGACGCTGGAAATCCAGCGCGCTCTCCTCGCGCGCGGGTATGACCTCGGGAAGGGCGGAGCCGATGGGAAGAGCGGTCCGGCGACGCGCGAGGCGCTGACGGCCTTTCAGGTCGCCAACGGCCTGACGCCCGACGGGCAGTATGGGCCGCAGACCGAGGCGGCGCTGTTTCCGGCGACGGTGCCGGTGCGGGCCGACAGCCTGCCGACTTTCCCGCCCTCCGCGAAGGATGCACCTCGCGGCGCCGGCAACGCACCCGTCTGGCCGCGCCAGCGCGACTGCATGACCTTCTACGGCGGCGTCGGCCTCCATCAGAAGCAGCTCGTGCTCCCGTTCCCGATGAAGCTGGCCTGGGACAAGAAGGTCATCGTCAGCCGGATCAGCGTGCACGAGAAGGTGCACGACAGCGCGGCGCGAGCCTTCGCGCGGATCGCAGCCGCCTACGACGAGGCGGCCCGGCAGAAGCTCGGGCTCGACCTGTTCGGCGGCTCGCTGAACGTCCGCAAGATGCGGGGCGGCTCGTCCTACTCGATGCACTCGTGGGGCATCGCGATCGACTTCGATCCCGAGCGCAATCAGCTCAAGTGGGGCCGCGATAGGGCCCGCCTCGCGCAGCCCGACGCCGATGAGTTCTGGAAGGCGTGGGAGGCCGAGGGATGGGTCTCGCTTGGGCGCAACAGCAACATGGACTGGATGCACGTCCAGGCGGCGCGGCTGTGAGCGACGATCCGCGCCCCATCTGGCCGCCGGCCCCGCGCCGCGCGAGCGACCCGCCGCCTCTGCCGCCGGTCCGCTACCCGTCGAACCCCTCGCCCTGGGCCCGCCTCGGCCGCTGGCTGTTCGACCGCCTCACCCGGCGCTGAGCCCGTAGCCCCTCACCGGTGAAACCCTACCGCGCTTGTCCCTCACGGAAGGGGCATCGCGAGAGACACCCCGAGCCGGCCGGTCGCCGCGCACCTCCTGACATCGAGACATCACCATGACCCGCATGCTTCCGCTCGCGGCGCTGGCGCTCGCCTGTGCCGCGTCTCCCGCCATCGCCCTCGGCGTAGTCCCGGGGCAGCCCGGCCCCGCGTTCGGGTTCTCGCTTCTCATGCCGGCAACAATCACTCTGATCGCTATCGGCGCCCTGCTGATCCCGACCGGTCGAGCAACTGGTGCCGCACTGTTCGCCATGAGCGTCGGTCTGCCGGTCCTGACTGCATCAGGTGCGCTCGCCGCCGAGGTCGCCACCGTCGGCGATAAGGCCGTGATCGTGCCCTGGGGCGACTGGCTCGTCGCGCTCGCTGTTTCCTTGCGCGAGCCGATCCTGACGATCCTCATCCCGATCATCGCGGGCTACGCGATCCAGGCCATCCGCAAGGTCTACCCGTGGGCGGCCCTGTTCCTCAGCCAGCGCCGGGTCGAGATGATGCTGGAGGCCGCCGTCGGCTACGGCCTGAACGCCGTGAACGGCGCGGCCAAGGGCAAGACGCTCTCGGTCAACGTCGCGGTCCCGGTCATCGCCAAGGGCACGCAGTACGTCATCGACACGGCCCCGCCTGCGGTCATCAAGGCGGCCGGCGGCGCCGACGGCATCGCAGCGCGGATCTTCCGCAAGCTCGACCTCGACGACCACGCCAGCGAGCAGAACGTGCTCGTCCGGGCGCAGGTGCAGATCGGCGCGGGCACGGTGACCGCGGATGAGCTGCGCGACGCGGACCGGATGAGCCGCGGCTGAGCCTGACCCGCGGAAGCAACCCCGGCGGAGCAATGCACGTGACATGGCGAGATCATTTGGACGGCAAGTCCCTGGGGCCGAGGGCAACGAGCCTCCCCCCGGCTTCTCATGCCTGTCGGGGGAGCTAGGGCCATGGACGAGATCAGACCGGGCGGAATTCTATCACGCGGGCACGCACGCGCAGCAGTGGTTCCTCCGCCTGGATCAGGCGGACGTGGAAGCGGTCCAGTACGCCGTGAAGCTCGGCTCCTGGGTGCGTTCGGGGGTGAAGTGGGCCCTGCGCGCCTTCTGGTTCTTTACGGCCGGGCTTGGTGCCGCCCTGACCATCGGCGAAAACTTACAAAAGCTGCCTGGGATGATCTCAGGTACTCTTTCCGCGCTCCGGGGGCTTTTCGGCGGATGATCACGCGCGTTCTGAGTTGGGCCGGCCTCCTGCTCGTGGCGGGAGGTGGCGCGGTCCTGGGCGGCTGGATTACGAACAAGCAGGATCCGGTGCAGTTCCTCAGCCGCAAGGTGCTGACGCCCGTGGTTCGTCCGGGCGATGACGTGAAAATCGAGCTCGACAACTACCGGGTCCTGCGCTGCCCGCAGACCACGTATCGGATCATCAACAAGCCGGACGGCGAGCGTAGCGTGCAGACCGATGACAAGCCCGCTGCCTTCGGCAAGCTCGGTCGCGACAAGTACATCGCCAGCGTGCCCACGCCGCCCTCGACGCCGTTCGGCAAGGCCACGATCTACAGCTACACGGTGCGGATGTGTAACCCGTGGGAATGGATGTTCCCGGTCCAGTACGCCGAGCCCTGGACCGACGAGTTTGAGTTCGGACCGGAGACGAGACGCATCTCTCCGGAGCAGGCGAAGAACTCGCTCACCGGCCGTTAGCCCGATCTATAGCCCGATCCCGATAAACTCGCTCAATTCCAGCCCCGCCCGGCCCAGCCGCGGCGGGGCTTTTCGTTTCAGCGCCTGCCGCCCGGATACTTCGTGTTGAAGCCGCGCGCCTCCATCGCCTCGTAATGCGCATCCATGTCCCGCATCAGCCGCACCTCGCGCGATCCGCAGGCCGAGCAGCGGGCGCGCCGGATGATCTGGCTTCGCTTCGTCTCCGGCGGAAGGCGGGTGATGTCGGCCGTAGCGTGATGCCCGCAACCCTTGGCGATGCAGAACAGGGCGATGGTGCTCTCGCCCTCGGCGATCCAGGCGGCGACGGTGGGGTCTGGAGAGGCCATTTTCAGCCCGGCGCTTACTATGTGCTTACAAATCAGGGTGGCCGGTAAGCAGCAGGTGAGCTAAGTGCCTGAAGTATATGGTGGGCGGTGAGGGACTCGAACCCCCGACCCTCTCCGTGTAAATCAGATGTCCGCAGATTATCGGGGGCAGTCTCGCGCTTACCAGCCCGCCAAATCCCTTGAGAACGTGCGCATTTTCGCTGATACCATCTCCGTCAGGCGCAGGATGCACCGTGACGGGCGCTCCGGCTGCTTACTATCTGCTTACCGGACGCTTACCAGCCGATGCGCCTCACGAACCAATCCGCGGCGGCCCTGAAGGTGCCAGACGGCAAGGCCTACGTCATCGTCTTCGACGACGATCTGGCCGGGTTCGGGATGCGGGCGAATGCGGGTGGCTCGCGGGTGTGGGTCGTCCAGTACCGGAACGCTGCCGGCCAGACGAAGCGCGAGACCCTTGGCAAGGTCGGCGTGCTGTCGGCGACCGATGCCCGGCGTGCGGCGGCCGAGCGGCTTGCCCGGGTGCGCCTCGGCGCCGATCCGAGCGCGGAGCGTGAGGCCGAGCGCAAGCGGGCCGCCGTCACCGTGGGCTCGAAGATCCCGGCATACCTCGAGGCGTTGGCGTCGCAAGTGCGCGTGAAGGGGCTCGGCGAGTCGACCCGCTACATGCAGAAGGCCTGGGCGCCGCTGCACAGGACGCCGGTCGATGGCGTGACGCGAGCGCAGGTGGCCGAGCGCCTGGGCGAGATCGCGAAGGGGTCGGGCCCGCACGCCGCGAACCGAGCGCGCACCACCCTCTCCTCCTTCTATGCGTGGCTGATCGCGGAGGGCGCGGCCGAGGCCAACCCGGTCGTCGGGACGCGCAAGCCGATCCGCGAGGAGCCCCGGCAGCGGGTGCTGAGGCCGGAAGAGATCGCGGCCATCCTGCGGGCGCTGCCAGAAGGCGACTTCGGGCGCATCGTCCGGCTGCTGCTGCTGACGGCGCAGCGGCGCGATGAGGTGGCGGAGATCCCGTGGCCTGAGATCGATTTCGCCGCCGGCATCTGGCACCTGCCGGCCGAGCGGACGAAGAACGGACTGCCGCACGACGTGCCGCTGTCGCACGCCGCCCTGTCGATCCTGGCCGACGCGCCTCGGATCGAAGGGCGCGGGCTGGTGTTCGGAAGCGGTGTCGGCGGCTTCCAGGGGTTCACCCGGGCGAAGGCCGCGCTCGACAGGGCCTCGGGCGTCACCGGCTGGCGGCTTCACGATCTGCGCAGGACCGCCGCCACCGGAATGGGAAACCTCGGCGTACTGCCGCACGTCGTCGAGGCCGTGCTGAACCACATCTCAGGCACGAAGGCGGGCGTGGCGGGCGTCTACAATTACGCCCTCTACAATCCGGAGAAGCGGGCGGCCCTGGACCTATGGGCCGCCCACCTTGCGGGTCTCGATCCAAGCATCAAGCTCGCCCCGGCGGACGCCGAAGCAGCGCTCGCTGAGGCGGATTAGGGGCGGCCCCCTCTCCTCCTTGCAGAGCTTGCGCAGCGTCGTCGGCGAAACGCCCAGCTCCCGGGCTACGTCAGGGAAGCGGACAACGAACCGCGACGGGTCGGCCTGCTGCATCGTCATGGTCCCTCCCCTCTCTCTAGGCACGATCCTCTCTCCCCTTGTCTTCGGTGGTGGGGGTGGGTTGGGATAGGGCGGCGCGGCGAGCGTCAAAGGCTTCCCGAGCCGCGGTCTCGCAGGCGTCGCAGTGCGGCGTGCGCTTCTCGGCGACCATGTACGCTTGGCAGGCGTAGCACTGCCCCATGTACTGGCCGGGATGGAGCGCGCTGACACGCGGGTTCGTCATGGCCCAGCCGGGCTCGCCTTCGGCGGCCGGCACGGGGCTCCACTCGACGCCGTACGTCCACATCCGATCAAGGCGGCTCTGCATGTCGAGGATGAACCGGCGAAGCGCGCTATCTCCGACAGCCTCGTCGGGCTCCTCCATAGACAGCGCCTCGTTGGCCCATCGGCTCGCGCTGGATGCGATGGAGGTCGAGAACTGCGCGAACTTCGAATTGGTCAGAGGCTTACGCATTCCGCTCCCCTTCGGGCTGGAGAGGGAGGGCGGAGAGGTCGCTCACGGCTCGCAGAACGGCGGCCTGTTCCTCGCCGTGCTCCATGAGGTAGGCCCGGTCCTTGATGCGATCCGCCGCCTTCTCCCGCATCCACCGCGCCCCGTCCTCAAAGGCACGGCTCTGGAGGGCGGCGATCTCGGCGAGCAGTTCGCGGGCAAGGCGGATGCCTTCGACAGCCTCGGCGGCTCCGCGGTCGGAGAACTGCGTGCCGCTCTCCGGCGACCACGTGCCGTATTGGTCAGCGATCAGTTCGTAGGCGCGGGCAAGGCCGGCCTGAGCCTTCACTGCTCTCGCTTCGATCTCGGCGGCGAGGCTCTTGGTTGCGTCACCCATGACGGTCGGCCTCCTCACGGTTGAGGGCAGGGGTGGGGATCTCTCGGACCGGCACGCCAGCCGCGCGGGCTTGGCGGATCATGTCGGCTGTGCCGCGCCCGCCAGGAAAGGCGAGGACCACATCGGGTCGCCCATCGGCGAGCATCTGAGCATTGCGGATCGGGCCAGCGGCCTTGCCGTGCCGGCGCCAGTCGGCCGGGAAGTGCTGGTAGCTGACGAACCGCTGCACGCACCAATCGCGCGCGAGCTGGTCGGCACCGGAGGCGCCGCCCTGGATGATGACGAGGTGAGAGACCCGGTAAAGGTAGTCGTCCAACTCTCGGGCGACGGCGGCGCGGTCGGCGTAGTCGCGACCGCCACAGACGAGGACGCGCATGGCTCTACCCCTCCCTTGCCGTGGCCGCGTGGGCGGCTCGGAGATGGTCGGCTGAGATTGCGAACTCAGGCCCAGCCGCCGGGGCGTAGATGGACTGGTCGTAGTCGTCGGAAAGCCGCGGGCCGAATAGCTCGCCAGCCTTCGCGAAGGGCGCCAGGGCTCCTTCCAGCGCCGCAATCCGCCTGTCCTTCGCCTCTCCCTCGGCCCGGAGCTGGGCGAGTTCGGAGGTGGTGGCGTCTGCTGCGTCTAGGGCGCGCATGAGGTGCTGAAGGACGAACTGCGTGCCTCGCTCGCCAAGGGGTGCCTGTCGAGCCGCAGCGGCGAGCGTCATGATTTTCCCGGCGAGGGTCTCCTGCCCCTTGAGGACAGGCCAGCCCTCGGCGACAACGCGGGCCGCATCGATCTTTGCGCGCGCCTCGTCCCTCTCGGCCGTGACCTGCTGAAGGGCGGCGAGGAGCGTCGTGAACGTCTCCCGGCCGAGCAGTGAACGGGCATTGTCCACGAAGTCGCGCCAGACGGGCTCGCCAGCACCGCCGCGGGCGATGATGACTTGGTTCTCCGTCCATGGAGCGTCAGGGTCATTCCAGCCGCCTTCGCGGGCCAGATCACGCGCCAGTTTTTCGACCAGCGCCTCTGTGGTGACGGGACCGGTCATGGGCGGCCTCCCGTCTTGGGTGCGCGGCCCTCCTCGAAGTGCCAGCGCCCGTGCTCGTTTTGGACGAGGTGGAAGTGCTTGCCCTCTTTGCCGGGCACGCCGTTGGCGCGGGTGAAAAAGATCTGGCCGGCGCGCTTCGCCTGCGCACGCGTCAGGAAGCCGGGTATGAAGTCGCCCATCTCAGCGCCCTCCCTGACCGGAGGAGGCCGGCACCTTGCCCGCCGGCTGCGTCATGTCCGCCTTGGCACCAGCCATGACCTCGCCAAGGAAGCCGATGCTCAGTAGCCGCAGATCATCGTTTGAGAGCCGGATGCCGAGGCCGCGATCCAGATTGACCTGCATGCGAGCCAGCACGCAGCGGGCTTTGATGCTGATCTCGTCCATCGTCTCAGCCCTCCTGACCGGAGGAGGCCGGCGGGGCGGGCAGAGGGCGCCACCGCTTGGGCGTACCGGGCAACTGCGCGAAGCCGTAGCCGGTGGCGTAGAACCATCCGCGGAAGGGAGGCTGCTCCTCGCCGCTCAGATCCTCGGCCCAATGCGCGATGAACTCGACCTTATCGGTGCGGCCGTGCGCCGTGATCTCGGTCTCAACGATGATGCTCGGGCGGCTCTTCTTCTCGGCCGTCTCGATGCCCTGCCACGCCCCCTGCGCCTTACCTGTTAGGGCCTTGCCGGATGAGGCTGGCGGTTGGTCCGAGGCGCCAGCCTGAGCCTCCTCCCACTCGACGGTTCGCATCGCGAGGTAGATGCGAGCGAGTGTGCCGTCGTTCAGGTTCGCGGCGTAGCGCCCCGCCTGGATCATGGCTTGGGTAATGTCGAGTTCGGTCGGTGGTTGATCCAGTGCGCCCATCACGAGGGCTGCCTTCTCGGCGCCGATCTCGTCGGCAAACCGCGCTTCGCCTTCCTGACTGTAGTCACAGGGCACCCCTTGCTCGGCGATGCCAGCCGCTCGGCGGAGGCAAAGGGTAGATGGCTCTGGTGCGGTCTCGCCGCAGATTGGACAAAGGCCGCCCATCTCAGTTCGCTCCCTGCGCTGGCGCCGCCGATGAACGCGTCGAAAGTTCGGGGTACAGCGGCTCAGCGGCCAGCAGCTTGGTCGCGCGGCGGAGATCGTTTCGGGTGATCCGGCTATCGAGAAGACCACGAGGGATCGGCCCGACAGGCTCGCCAGCGGACAGGATCGCCCCGAACGGCTCAAGAGCACCTTCCAGTTCGGCAATGCGATCAAGTGCCGAGCGGAAGAGTACCTGCAACTCTTTGACCTTTCGCCGCAGGTCCCGCGCTTCGGTCAGGTCATCCGCGATAGTTCGGCTGGCAGGTTCGATCTTGAGCTTGTCGTAGCCGACGAGTTCCATAGCTCGGCGAACCTGCCCGCCCGTGATGACGCGGCCGGGCTTCGTGCCCTCGTCCACGAGGCCGAATTCCCATTCGATGAACGGGTTGGCCTCGTGGACGCCGACATCGCGCCCGCATTCATCGGGATCGACCGTCGCGGCGCAGAACGCCTTTAGGTAGGCGCGAAGCTCGCGGTTTTCGGCCTCGACCTGCTCAATGGTACGCGTGTTCATCTCAGCGCCCTCCCATGAAGAGCGCCTGAGCGCTCAGGCGTGTCCGTCGATCGTATGAAAACCCACCCGCCGACGAGCGCCGGGCAGTCAAGGGCGAAGCCGCGCAGGGCATCACTTCGCCTCCGGGGCTGCCGGGCGGGCGGCGAGGGCCTTGGACCGGGCGACGACATAGGCGTCGTGCCAATCCGCGTAGTCGTCGCACCACGCCTCGCTCGGATGTGACACGGGCTCGGGCGGCTTGCGTAGGATCGCGTCAACCTGACGGATCAGATCAGCGGCATCCTCCCCCTGACCCGTGCGGGTGCTGTCGGGGGCGGGCTGCATCTTCCGCTCCGGGCAGCACGACGAGAACCCGCGCGCCTGGATGGCCTCGATGCTCTCGCGCGAGCCGCAGCCCGTGCATTCGAGGCCGAGAGGCAGGTAGCTCGCCAGCTTCGTCGCCGCTGCGAACAGGTTGTCGCCCTGCGCCTCGGTCGGGACGGAGGGGTCCACTGCGAAAGCGGCATCCACCATCTTGACCAGATCGCGCTTCTGGACCGCGATCGTTTCCCCCGACCCGGCGCTCTGCCCGGCCGGATGGGAGGCGATGCCGAGGGCTGTTTCGATCCGGCCAAGCAGGTGGGCCGGGATCTTGCAACGATGGTCTATCGCACAGAAGCCGGTTTCGTCATCGATGCGCGCACCACAGACCGGGCACTGCGCAGGGCCGGCATTCCCGCATGGGCAGACGCCGCGAAGCCAGTCCAAGACGGAGTTGAGAAGATCGCGGTCGCCTTCACTCAGCGACCGCAGGCTATCAGACGCGCTGTCCGGCTTGCCTACCGGCTCCGGTATAGGGCTATTGGGGTCGAGGGCCTTCGATGCCACGACGTAGATGTGATCAAGCGCGTCGTTGCGCACGAGGATTGAAGATCCGGCAAACTCTCGGATAAGGGTCAGCGTCTTCCGTAGGTCCGCCCCCTGTCCGGTGCTCTGCCCGGCCAAGCAGGCGGCGACGGCGACACGGTTCCAGCATTCGATAGCGTGGTCGCTGGTTTCCGAGAGTGCGCCGTCCGGATACCGCGCCGCGTACGCCGCAATGGCCGCTGCGGTAGGCTCTACGGCACCAGTGACGAATTCAGTCGAGCGCTGCGACGAGGTGGACCAGCCGTGATGCCAGCAGAAGGCTGCGTAGGCTGCTACGTCGAGCGGATCACCCTTGCCGATGTGGAGTAGAAGGCCACGCTGGCACTCCACCCTCCAATCGTCTTTGATCCAACCATTCTGCCAGTCGTACTTGGCCTCGGCGGCCCGCAGCTTCACCTTCAGGGCCACTGCGAACCGATCCACTAGTGCATCTGTCTCCGCATTCCGGCCGGGCAGATGAGTGGAAATGCCATCCCGCAGATCGAGCAGCCAGTTGCGGACAGCCAGTGCCCCGTCTTCGTTCAAACATGAAATGCGGACCGATTTCCTGTTCAAGTCCGGCTCATCGTGAACGCCGTAGCAAGCGTGCATCAGATCCGCCCGCAGGCTATCCGGCACGGCCCCTGCCGGCTGGGCGGGGGAGGCTGAAATCGGGCGGTTCTCATCCGCATCCCAGAGGCGTGCGCCGGTCAGGATGTTGCGAAGCGTCTGGGTGGCGTCGCTGTCGAAGTCCTCCGAGCCGTCGCCGCCCTCGTAGTGGGTGACGTCCAGCAGCTTCGCGAGCAGCCGTTCCGTGTAGACCATGCCGGCCACGAAGACGCCGCTCAGCGGGCTTCCGTCATCCGGCGGCTCGCCGCTGTAGTGCTCCCACGGCTTGCATGCTTCCGCCAGAATAGCCCCCGCCCTCCCCTCGTCGCTGTCCGTGCGGGGAGTGGCGGGCTTCTCGTGTTCGAGCAGGCTCAGCACGTTCTCGTAGGCGATGGCCTGCCCGTCGTAGAACGCTCGGTTCGAATGCCCTTCCGGGTGAGCCTCACTGTCGCTGCGCGCAGCCTTCAGCCGCTTCGCCAGCCAAGCGGTTGCATCCGTGTTGCCGGCGCCTACCGCGCCCTGTGCTGGGTTCGACATGGGGTTAGGCTCCGGGGGTGAGGGCTTCGGGATAGGGCTTGAGGAAGCGGCCCTGAGCGGCGCCTATGCGCATCTCAGCAGGGGCGCAGACGGCCGGAGATCCCTGGCCATCGCAGGCGCGGCAGTCTCGCCACGCTGGGCGCTCGTTGCGCAGATGGAAGAATGCACGGCGCCCGCCGCAGAATGGGCACGTGAAGCCGAGGCGAAGGACGCCAGCAGACCATGCAGCCATGGCTATGCCTCCTTCGCGTGAGGTTTGACGGGATCGGGGGAGAGGAAAGCTGCCGGCGATTTGGCGAAGCGGCCGTCCGCGCCGCGAGCGCGTGGCAGGGGCGGGAAGTCCTCGCGGCAAAGGCGCTCGCCGGGATCAAGGGCGGCTTCGGCGCCGGCCCGAGTGAGCCAGAACCAGATGCGGCCATGCTCATCGGGCTTGCCGCTCTCGGCGTGGCCAGCGGCTTCCATGGCCCGCCAGTCCGAGCACTCGCCGCCGGAAAGAAACCGGTTGCGATAGGACCGGCGGTAGCGGTTCGGCAGGCCGAGTGCGTGCCGGGCAAGCCTGCGCTGCTCCGGGCCCATCACCGCTCCCCTTCAGCGAGACCGCCAGGGGTCGGGGTGGGGGAAAGGGTGTCGATCACCGCGCCGATGAAGGCGGCTGCCGCTTCCGCGTTGATCGCGTTGCCGTAGGCGCGCAGGCGTCCCACGCGGGCGGGAGCCCCATGAGCCAGCGGGAATGAGCCGGGTTCAATAGCCCGCCGCCTTCCGTCGCTGCACTCGATCCACTGCGCTCCGCTCCAGAAACCGCGTAGAGAGCTTGCCGAGCCAGGGGCTGCCCCTTCGACCCGTACAGTTCCTCGCTCGACATCACAGAGCGATCCGACCGGAAGTCCCGAGCCGATGGCGTTGCCCAACTGGCCACCGTCTTGAGGCCCGGCGATCCTTCCGCATTTGGCGCGGGCTTGCTCCCCGTGCTGTCGTTCGCGCGCGGCGTCGGCCACGTTGCCAACTTCGCCGCGCCAGGCAGCTTCAGCGTGATCGGCCGCGATCCATCCGCCCGTGCTGGCCCGCCGTAAGCGTGCGGGCTGCCCGTCGCGTCGTTCCCCACCGGCGTTGGCCATGAACCACGACCGGAGGCGGACGTGCGGAGCACCGACGCTGTGTGCGCCCAGAACGACCGTCCCGCAGGCGTAACCTTCTCCTTCCAAGTCTGCGAAAACAGCGTCGAGCCATCCGAGCCGCACCGCAGCTTCAACCTGCTCGCCAAGGATGTCGTCAGGGCGGCACTCGCGGATGCGATCGAACCATGCTGGCCACAGGTGTCGCTCGTCGGCGAAACCGGCTTGCCGGCCGGCGGCACTGAACGGCTGGCAGGGGCAAGAGCCGGTCCAGACGCGGCGACCCGCAGGCCATCCGGCAAGGTTGAGCGCGTAGTCCCAGACGCCGATGCCGGCGAAGAAGTGGCAGCGCTCGTACCCGTCCAGGTCGGAAGGTCGAACATCGACAATTGAGCGCTCGTCGACGTCGCCGGCCGTGATGAGCCCGGCCGCGATGAGGTTGCGCAACCACTCTGCGGCATAGGGATCACACTCGTTGTAGTAGGCCCGCGCCTCACGCGCTCGTGTCTCGGAGGGGGTGAGCATCAGGCGGCGCTCCCGGGACGTGAGGTTGCAAGCGCAGCAAGGGCGCGGGCGAGGAGTCCTTGAGCCGAGGGGCTGCGCGCATCGGCGGCCGCGGGCGCAGGCGCCGGCCGACCGCTCTGCTCGTCGGCGGCGAAGCGCAGCGCGAGCGAGACCAGCCGCTCGAGATCCGCGAGCGCCGCGGTGTCCTGCTCAGCCGCCTCGACGAGGCGATGCGTCTCTGGGCAGTCGGCAGGCACGCCGATGCTCTGCGCCTCCCGGCGGTAGCGGTTCTGGCGGACGGCCATGTCTTGGATGCGGACGCGCAGGCTCGCGAGCCGCGGGGCGTCGAAGCCGGGGAGGCTCAGCATGCGCGGGCCTCCTGCGCGGTCTGCCGGCGCGCCCTGCGCAGCCGGGAGAGCGTCGGGGAAATGCTGGATTGCTTTAGGCCGAAGCGAGCCGCGAGTTCGGCGCGCGACACGCCATCCTCTGCCGCCTTCAGGAGGCGGGCGTATCCATCGGCGCCGAGCCCCTTGGTGCCGGGCCGGCAGCGGACGTCGATGTCGGCAACGTGAAAGTGGACAGTGCGCCCAGGCCGCCCGAACTCGGCGCCGATCCGATCGAGCGACCAACCCTGCTTGCGCAGATCGCGCATTCGGGCGCGCTCCGTCGTCGTGACAGGCTTCCACTTCACGGATCAGCGCTCCACGTAGAGTTGGCGGGGAGGAAGGCGGGGCTTGTTGAGCGGCTTGGAGGCCCGGCGCTGGGGCTCGGCCTTCGGGAACGGCGCGCCCTGGAGCTGCCGGCCCTTCTGCGTCTTGAAGCCGAGGGAAGCGCGCTTCTGCGCCTTGGCCTTGGCGATACGGGCGAGGTCGCCGTCGGGCCCATTGGTCTTGCTGAAGGCGCAAGGCTTCGTGTGGACGATGGCCCGGTTCCCGAAGGCATTCGAGCCACCAAGGCCGAGGGCGCGCAGATGCTCGTCGGTGGTCTTCTGGCCCGGCAGGATGGGCTTGCCGCACAGCGGGCAGATCCCCTTCTGCAACTCGTAGAGGTCGAGCCTCTGCCTCGCCGTGAGCGGCTTCCGCGGCGTGGTGCCGACGTCCTCGAAGGCGGGGGCGTCGCAGCGGATCATGCGCCGTCCCTCATCCAGGCGCGTAGGGCCATGCCGCGGCGCTTGCGAGGGTTGGCGACGCAGCCGCATCCCTCTGCGCACACAGTCTCGATGCGCGCGTCGTAATAGGCGCCGGTCGGGAGATCGGCGTCCTGGGCGTAAGGCGGTTCGTAGGAGCCGAAGCCGCCGAGCGGGCAGTCCCAACTCGTGATGACCCGGCTGACCGTATCCTCCGCAGGCACCTTGCAGGCGCAGCAGTCGGTCCAGACCTTGATGCCGGCGGCGGTTGAGAACCGCTCGTGCGTCGCCCAGAATGGCCGGGCGTTCGACGGCGTGACGAGGATGTGCGCGATCACGACCGCTCCCCCATCGCAGCAAGGGCAGCCACAACCTTCTCAGCCACAGCGTTCGGAAGGACGTTGTTGGCGTCAGGGTCGCGCAGGCTGGTGAGGACGGCCTTCAGCGCGTCGATGGCGGCCGGCGCTGCGTTGATCGTGCGGGCGATCTCGGCGGCGGCCCTCGCGCACGGCGGGCCGTCGAACTGCATGTGCCGGCCGTTGGGGGCGTCGCCGAAGCTGAGCCACGTCGTGCCGTCGGGGCGTTCCCCGAACGCAGCCGGCAGCGGGAGGTGCCTGAAGGCGACCATGTCAAAGCCAGCCGTTCAAGCGCAGGCAGGCCACGAGGCTCACGCCGCTGCCGAGCAGCAGCACGGCCATGCCGACGGCGATCGAGATGGCGTTGATGTCGAGCGGCTCGCGGGCCGGCTGCTGCGTGCGCATGGCGTGCCTGGTGTTGCTGGAGGATGAGGGGAGAGGCTGCGCCGGTGGCGCGAGGCGCTGGCACCGGCCGAGGATCAGCAGGACGCCGGCGGCGTAGACGGCCAGTGCGATCCCGGCCGCGAGGAAGTCCTGGGCCAGGGCGAGCATGGGGGCTCAGGCCGCGGCGGGAGAGTGGAAGCTGCGCTCGTGAGCGGCGCGGGCATCTGCGGCGGTCCGATTGCGCCGGAGACGGGCGGGCAGTGCCTCGGCCAGATCGGTCTCGCTGGCGTATCGCGGGGCCTGCGTGCCCTTGAGCGCCCCGACGCAGGCAGCGCGGAACTCGATCAGCATCTCCTCGTGCCGGATGCGGATCGCCTCGGCGGCGTACAGCCGGCGATCGCCGAAGGCCTCGCTGGTCACGCCGCGGATGCCGACGTCATCGGCCAGCTTCGCCATCTGCATGATGGCCTTGCACGCGGCCTCCGCGGCTTCCTGCAGGTCGAGAGACGAAACGAGATGATCGTCCGGACTGAACGGCGCGCACATGGGTGGCCTCGTCGACTAGAGGAAATCACTGAAAAGTCTTGGCCTGACAGCGACTTGCGCGCCAAAACGGCCGGGAAGGAAATCAGGCGGCGCGGGCGGGCGCCGGCTCTTCAGCCGTAAGGTCGAGCGCGACGGCGAGGCGTTCGCGGGCGGTTAGGGGGCCGGCCTTGCCGAGGGTGCAGCGATGAAGCTCGGTCGCGCCGCTGTCGGCCATGCGCTCGACCCAGCCCGAGATCTCGGAGGGATGGAGGTCGGCGCGAATATCGAGGATGCGGGCCGCGCCGACGGCGTCGCGAGCAACGGCCAGGGCTACGCACGGACCGGCATGCGCCAGGGCTTCGGCGTCGAGCTGATCGACCGAGAAGATGTGCCGGTGAGCGGACAGGCCGCGCCAGGCCGCGTTGAGGAAGCGGAAGCCGCCGGGCGCCTTCGGATCCTCGACCCGGCTCAGGCGCTGCGCCTCACAGATCGCCGCGAGAGCCGCGCGCTGGCCGCGCATCCGCTCCTTCTCACGGCCCCAGTGCAAGGGTGGCTTGTTGGACATCGGCGGCAACTCCATCGCGGGGTGGCGATGTGGCTAGCCTATCGAATATCGCTACGCGGTCAAGCGTTCGTGTCGAAAAAAGATACGATCAGAACTGAACGCCCTTGGACACGAATTCGAGAACGAACCCTACAAGCTCTATCACCTCGCCGTCGTGGGCGCCGAGGATGACAGGCTCTTTGTATCGAGGGTCTGTCGAATGCGGCCACAGTTCCCACTCGCCGCTCGGGCCCTGCTTAGCGAGTTTCACCGTCCGCTCGCGCAGGTCGTGCCGGGTGCGCTCAACGACGACCCAGTCACCACTCCTCAAGCAACGCGGGGCCTGATCGTGAGAAAGCACAATAACGTGATCGCCGTCGCCCGCTTTAAGATTGATGCTTTCGCCGACGACCTTATAGGCGCAAACGCTGTGAGCAGGCCAGCGCGCGTCAACGGCGGACAAAATACTATGACTTATGTCAACAAAGTCGTTCACGTCCCGCCACAATCCTGCGGCGACTTCGCCGACCACAGGAACATAACGTGGACGCGGCCCACTTTCTAGGGCTATGGCCGGCAGTTCTCCACCGGCGAGATCGGCGATCTGCGCCATTTCGGTAGCGGAAAGGTCTCTTGCGCCGCGCGCGACTTTGCTGATGGCGTCCGGCGGCAGGCCGAGAGCGCGCGACGCTTTCGCGAATGAGATGCCGGCCTCTTTAAGGGTCTTCGTGACCCACTCGGCCACTTCTTCCTTTTGCATCTCAGCCCAGGCGCCATCCGGTTCGTGTCGAACTTGTCGCATTGAGCACCTCTGCCGTCGCTAGAGGACTTCGACACGCCGCCGCTTGACCGCGTGTCGAATATCGATATGGTACAGGCATGAGCCTGCAGCCCGCCATGTCGATTATAGATAGCCTCGGAGGTGCCGCCGAACTCTCAAAGGGGCTAGGCGTCAGCTACTCGCAGGTGCGCAAGTGGACGTGGTCGCGTCAGCGCGGCGGCACTGGCGGCCTCATTCCGCAGCGCCATCACGTGGCAGTTCTCAACCTCGCGCGACAGAAGTGCGTGCCGCTGACGGCAGCCGACTTTCTGCCGGTCGATAGCGAGGCCGCGGCATGAGCCATCGCTCCCTCCGTCTCTGCGCCATCCTTGGCACCATCGGCATCGCGGCCACGCTCTACGCAGCGATCCTCGTCGGCGCCAGCCTGAAGCAGGCGGCCAGCCGCGGCGACCTCATCACCCTCACTTGGAGCCCGGCCCGATGAGCGCCGCGCTTCGCTCCCCCTTCCTGCAGCGACACGGCCTGTCCGCTGCCGGAACGCGCCCGGTCCTCGTTTCTGTTCCCACTGCGTCAGGATCGGGCGCACCTCAGTTCAGCACCGCCAGCATCGGCCGGGTGTCGATGACACGGGCGACGACGTTGCTCGCCTCGTGCGCCGCTTCGGCGAGCGCCGGATCCACCTGCACCACGCCGAGCATCGCCTCGACCATGTGCCGGGACAGCGACGCGCCCCCGTCCTCGCCCCGCTCGACTTCCCGCTTCACCAACCACGTCACCATGGCGTGCATCGCCAGGATTGTCGCGGCGCCGTCCGTCTCGGGTGTGTGCTCGTTCATCTCGTTCTCCGTTTCGCGCCTCTGCGCGTTCGTCGCCCCTCAGGGGCTCCTCCCTGACTTCCGGGGCCTTCGTGCCCCGGATCTTTCTTCGCGCGCGTCCGCCTCCTGCCGCCAAGCCCGTGGCGGTCGCGCTGTTGCCCTCAGTGTTGCGTCCTCCGCTTCAAGTCTTCGTCCGGCCGCTGGCCTCCACGAGATGCAATTCAGCATGTCGGAGTGCTCAGATGCGGACAATTTTTGCCCGGAAACGGACAATGCAGACCGCTGCTAACCTCGCCAATCCGCTGGTCGATGCTCTGGTGCGCCACGCCGAGCGCCGCACCGGCTCGCGGATGCTGGCCTACGAGGCCGTGGGCCGCACGATCGGCACCACCGCATCGTGGGTGCGCAAGTTCGTGGGCAACCAGCCGGTCCGGCTCGACGCCGACACCTTCCTGCGCATCCGCGCGACCTACCAAGCCAACTGTGACCGCTGGGACGCCCAGGCGGACGAAGATCGGGCCGCGTTCTTCGCGCTCGGAGGGGGAGACGATGCAATGGATCAGGGCACGTGCGCGCGCCTGGAAATGGAAGAAGGCGCGGGCGCTGCGGGAGGCCGGCAAGCCTCTGCCGTGGTGGCTGCGGTGGTGGATCAGGGCGTGCAGCGACTGACGCAGCACCGCTGATCGCAAAAGCAAACCGCTCGGGCCCCATCCGCGAAGCGGGGCACCGAGCGGTGAGACCAGAACATTCCCTGGCAGGAAGGCCGATAGATGACCACGGATGCCGCAAGCATTCAAGGTAGTGAGACCTCGTTTTCCGTAGCGGATCTCATCGCCCGCTTCGATGAGATCGAGCTTTGGCGGACCATTCCCGATTGGCCGGGATACGAGGTCAGCTCTTGGGGGAAGGTCCGCCGGCGCAATCGGGTGCTACGCCCCGCATCGGTCGCGAAATACCCGTTCATCACCCTGTCCTGCAGACAGAAGAGGAAGTCTGCCCGCATCCACCATCTAGTGGCCGCTGCCTTCTTAGGTCCGCCGCCGTTCGAGGGGGCCATCGTGGCCCACAACGATGGCGACACATCGAATGCGAAGGCGTCCAACCTGCGCTGGGCCAGCGCTCGCGAGAACCAGCACGACCGCGCCCGGCACAACACCCACTGCCATGGCAGTCGCGTCTTCGGCGCCAAGCTTAAAGAAGCGCAGATCCCGGTGATCCGCCAGCGCATCGCGGCGGGCGAACGCTACCGCGACATCGGCGCCGACTACGGCGTGTCGATCCACACGATCCACCTCATCAAGAAGAACCGTATCTGGAAGCAAGCACGTGGAGCGGCTTGGCCCGTCTCCGCCAATGCAGGAGCAAGGGCATGACAGAAACGACAGACGTTGCCGCCGATCAGCTGAAGAGCATCATCGCGAGGCTTGAGCGATTGCTTGAGGAAGTCGATGCGCTGAAGGGCGACATCAAGGAGGTCTACGCCGAGGCGAAGGCCAACGGCTTCGACGTGAAGGTGCTTCGGCAGATCATCCGCCTCCGCAAGAAGGACCACGACGAGCGCACCGAGGAAGAGGCGATCCTGGAGTTGTACCTCCAGGCGCTCGGGATGGCGTAGCCGACATGCGCGCGTCCTCCCTCTCATCTGCAAAGCTGGGCGCGCGCCTCAAGCCCGAGGAGCGCCCGGTCTACGCTCAGCGCCGGATCGTGCCCTCGGTCGAGATCCGTTTTCCGCTCCCGCCGAGCACGAACAGCCTGTTCTACAACGTCGCCGGCGGCCGTCGGAAGACGCCGAAGTACCGGGCGTGGCGCCAGCAGGCGGTGCTCCTGATCGACGTGCAGCGGCCCGGCCGGATGGCCGGCCCCTGCGATGTGGCGATCTACCTCCCGCCCTTCCGCGGCGACATCGACAACCGCGTGAAGCCCTGCCTCGATGTGGCGGTCGCCGCCGGCATCATCGCCGACGACGGCCAGCGCTACGTGCGCCGCACCCAGGTCGAGTTCGACCGCGCCGCCACCGAGGTCCGCATGGTCCTCACCGGCCTGCCCGTGGAGGATCAAGACCGGGCCGAGATCGAGGTGCGCGCGGCCGAGGGCCAAAGCGCCGCCTACATCGCCGTCGCCCTTGGCTTGAACGAGGGCCAGGTGCTCACCGTGCTGGCGGAGATCGGCTGATGAGCAAGGCGCTGTTCGAGTCGTCTCCGACCATTGCCGCCTTCAATCGCCGCTGGGTCGCAGAGCTTTGGGCTCGGCGGCTCGACAGCGCCGACATCGCGAAGACGACCCTCCTGCCCGAGCACGAGGTCTGCCGGATCCTCGCGCGCCTGCAGGACGAGCGCCGCGCCGCGAGCGCCGCCTCTCTCACCACTGGAGCTTGCCCATGAGCCGGAAGAAGGAAGCGGCACCGTTCGCCGTCGAGGTCAAGCGCGCCGACCTGCTGCAGGCGCTGTCATGGGTCGGTTCGGCCATTGACCAGCGGAGCGGCGTCCCGATCCTCTCCTATGCCAGCCTCGCGATGGGCTTCGGCACGCTGGCTGTTACCGGCACCAACCTCGACCACGAGGTGCGGGTCGAGGTCGAGGCCAGGGGTGAAGGCGCCATCTGCGTGCCGGCACACCGCCTGCGCGACATGTTGCGTGCGATCGCGAGCGAGACCGTCGCGTTCAAGGGCGGCGATGATGGCAGGCTGACCCTTCGTGCCGGCGACACAGAGGCGACATTCGGCGTTCTGCCCGCGGCCGATCTGCCGCCCCTCGCGATCGACAGCCTCGTCTGGAGCCTCGTGCTGCCCGACGGCGTGTTCGCCTACCTCATCGGGGGCGCGGCCGACGTCATGTCGACGGAGGAGACGCGCTACTACCTCAACGGCGTCTGCCTGGAGGTCCGCGAGGGACAGGCCATCGCCGTGGCGACCGACGGCCACCGCCTCGTTTCTCGCACGACGAACCTCGCCGGCCAGAACAGCGACCGCGCGCCGATCATCATCCCACGCCATGCCGTCAGGATGGCTTTGCCGCTGGTGGGTACGGGCGAGGCTCAGATCACCGCCTACGGCGCCAGCGACGGGCCGAACAAGCTGGAGATCGTCTCCAACGGTATCCGCATCCGCACGAGGCTGGTCGACGGCAAATTCCCGGATTGGCGACGCGTCGTGCCGGCCGAGGGTGGCGCCGAGATCGAGGTCGCGCTGCCAGAACTCGCTCGCGCCCTGCAGCTCGCCAAGGCCGCGGTGAGCGGCCGCGCCCGAGCGGTCAAGTTCGAGCCGTGCGAGGGCGGCGTCAGGCTCAGCACCAACAATCCCGACTTCGGCACGACTGCGACCCGGTTGGCCTGTCAGGGCTCAATCGAAGTGCCGAGCATCGGCATGAACGCCGAGTTTCTGGCGGGCTTAGCGCGGGCCGCCGCGCGCATCGGGTCGAAGCACCTGCGCCTGCAGATCACTGCCCCCGACGCTCCCGTGCGGATCGTCCCCGACGCCGCGATCGTCGGCGCTGTCTCCGTCCTGATGCCGATGCGCGTGTGAGGAGTGCTGCTATGCCCAGGAAGAAGAAAGAGGACACGCGGTCCGAGTTCGAGAGGCTGCCGAAGCGCGTCCGCACGGTAGTTGAGCGGTGCCGCCGCGGGCAGGTTCTCTGCCGCAGCTATCGCCCGCGGACGGTTGGCGATGACGCGAGCGTCCTGGCCTATTGGTTCGAGCCCAGCGGTCTGCCGGCGCCCGCCATCTCGGCGATGCAGGCGATCGCAAAAGGATACCTGACGCCCCAGGATGCCGGCCTCTTCAGCGACGGCAACGCGCAGAGCTTCGTCGCAGCGCCGAGCCAGCCATGAGGTACGGCCCGCGCCCGAAACTCGTCGGCGACCCCGATCAGATCGACCCCTTGCTTGTCCGGCCGCCCGCAGCCGAGGCGCATCGTGCGCGCCAAGAGAACTGCGACATCTGCGGTCTCGTCGAGCGGGGCTGCTTTGGCTTCGGCTGCTCGCGGTCGCAGCGCGGCGTGTGGGCCTGCCAGGATCTCGAATGCCGGGAAGAGGCCGAGCGCCGATCCCGCGCGCCTTCCCCTCACCTCCAAGCCGCAGAGTAGGCCCGTCGTGGCTGTTACCGCCGACATCCTGCGCCGCCTCGGCAAGCTGCGCCTCGACCCGGAGGCCTTCGAGGAGGTGCTGTCGATCATCGCCGATCTGCAGTCGGTCGACGAGGCGCGGCGGGCCGGCCAGCGCGAGCGCACCGCCCGTCACCGTGCCATGCGACGTGACGGTAACGTTACAGTCACGTCGCAGACACGTGACGCGAGCGTTACCGAGGCGGACCCTAAGGGCCCCCCCCCCCCCCCCCCCCCCCCCCCCCCCCCCCCCCCCCCCCCCCCCCCCCCCCCCCCCCCCCCCCCCCCCCCC